GCCTTGATTGGCTGTCATATCTTCGCTCAGAGCAGTGGTGACATTAGCTGCTGAGACATTCCATGTATCGGGTTTCATCAATCCGGTGTCCTTCAATTTCAAAAGCAGCGCGTTGATGTCGTCCTTGAGTCCGGCAACATTTGTAGCAGTACTTGCGGCTTGATTCGGTGCAGAAGGAAGCCCCGTTACCGAGGCTCCCTCCTTAATCTCAAGAGTTCCGCCGATTACGGTTTTCTCGCCGCCCTGTTCGGTGTAGTTTTTCGTGTTATAACTCATACCGCACCTCCGTTAAGCCTTCTGCTGGAGTACCTTGATAGCCTCCGGCAGAATGAGTTTGCCGTCAACACGCTGGGTGGCAACAAAGCCTACCTGACCGGTTGCAGCATAGAGCTCATTGAGTCTCTTAAACACACGTCCCTGGCGGTCGGCTACCCAGTAATAACTGAAATCGCCGAACACGATGCTCTTTGCGCCTGAGGCAATTGCGGGTACATATGCCGAGGTATACAGCGGACGGTTCAAAATGGTGTCAGGAGTGCCGGCCTGCAGAGAGGGCTGCCAGAGATACTGACCGATGCCGTCTTTCAGCTTGCGGATTGCCTTTACGGTGGCATCGTTCATTACGAACACAGCTATGTTTCTATAAGGTGCTTTCAGCGAATAGAACAGGTCAAGTACCTCTTCAATCGTGATAGCCGCAGCGCCTGCTGTGGTCACACCGACTTGAGCACCACCGGTTGCAGCGAGGATACCGGTCGGTTTACCGGAGCCGTCTCCTGTGAAAATGGCTTCTTCCTCCTTGCTGCCGATACGCCTTGCGAACTCCCTCGAAATATAGGATTCAAGAGGAAATACACTGTCGTTCAGCAGCTCCTCGGAAACCTTGATCATTGTTCCAAGCTTGTAAGCGCCGATGGAAACCTGACCAAAGCTGTCATCACTATCGAGGATAGCGCCTTCCTCATCGATCCAGGAGGCTGTACCCTTTGAAGCTACGACCGGAATCTTACGATCCCCGGAGGAAGTGGTAATGACCTTTGCCAGCCTGCGGAAAATGTTCTCTTCATCAAGAGCCTCTACAAGTGTGCGTTCGAACTCGTCAGGGACAAGGTATCCGCCTTCAGAATCGGTGCCGATCTGCAGCGCATTTTTCACGATAGGATCAAGGCCCTCACCGGCGCGGGTACGCATGGCATTCCAGAATGCTTTTCTGTACTCATCGGACGCTCTTCCTGTTTTGGTTTCCATACCGGGAACGGCAGGCTTGCCCGTGAGAGGTGTGTTCAGGGGCTTTGAAAGCTCTCGGTCAAGGGCTTCCTGCTTCTCAAGACGGTCAATTTCTTTTCCGAGAGCGACTACGTCGGCTTCCATTTTCTCATAGGTAGCGGTGTCTTCAGCGGAAACCATACCGTCCGTACCGCGTTTGGCGTCGAGGAAAGCTTTAGCAGCTTCCCATGCCTTTGCGCGCTTTTCGCGCAGTTCAAGAATTTTGTTCATTGATGTTACCTCCATAAAATTTAGTGAGAAATTAAAGAGAGCCGCTTCTCAAGCGACTCAATGGGTGTGCCTTTGTTCTGTTTGGGTATCTTGGGTTTGACCTTGCTCAGCAGCGAGTTCGTTACCGCTCTGCGGCTGAAAGCATAGGTGACATCCTCCAGTTGAATCCGCTTTTTCTCATCCTCCAGAATGCCGTCGGCAAAGCCTAATTCAATTGCTTTGTTGGCATTTAGCCAGGTTTCAGCATCCATAAGGTGAGAGAGCTTCGCACGGGACTGTCCGGTTTTGATTTCATAGGCATTGATGATGCTTTCTTTGACTTCGTCCAGCATGGCGATGGCTTTCTGCATTTCTTCGCTGTCGCCGATTGCGATGGTAAGCGGGTTATGCACCATCATGAGGGCTGTTGGGGCCATCAGCACCTCAGTTCCCGCCATTGCGATAACGCTTGCTGCCGACGCCGCAATACCATCGATTTTTACGGTAACTTTGCCTTTGTAATCCATGAGCATGGTATAGATCTGACTCGCAGCGATACAGTCGCCGCCGGGAGAGTTGATCCAAATAACAATGTCACCCTCTCCGGCATTCAAATCAGCTTTAAATGCTTTCGGGGTGACATCGTCGTCAAACCAGCTTTCCTCAGCAATTGTGCCGTCAAGATAGAGCGTTCGGGTTCCGGTATCTTCATCCCGAGCCCAGTTCCAGAATTTCTTCATTCGGTTGTTTCCTCCATTCCTGTTTTATTTGCGAATGCGCCTGCGTCCTGCAGTTTGGTCATCGCACCGTTGATAAGGTAAAGATCGCCGCCAAGTTCCGCAGGGATACGGTCGAGGTTTTCAAGCTCACGGATATCATTCGCGCTCATCCATCCGTTTTGTCTTGCGGTCGCATAACCGCTCATACGGCTTTCGTAATCGCCGCGCAGAAGTCCGTCCACGTTGAACTTGATAAATACTGTAGGTTTTTCGCTGTCGGAAAGCAGGGTGCGGCACATGGACTGCTCCCAGCGCACCACCCACGGGTCGAGCGTGTATTTCACAAACTCAAGGCTCTGCTGCTCGATGTTGCTGAAGGACGACTTTTCAAGATCGGCGAGCATATGCGGAGGCACTCTGAAAATACGGGCAATCTCATTGATCTGAAACTTTCGTGTTTCCAAAAACTGCGCCTGTTCCGGTGAAATCCCTATGGGCTGATACTTCATGCCTTCCTCAAGCACGGCCACCCTGTGTGAATTTGCTGAACCTTGGTAGGCGGCATTCCAGGATTCCTTGACCTTCTGCGGGTCCTTAATCGTGCCGGGATGTTCAAGCACACCGCCCGGTGCAGCCCCATTAGCAAAGAACTTAGCTCCGTATTCCTCTGTGGCGATTGCGAGGCCTACCGCGTTCTTTGCCATTGCAATGGGTGAGTAACCAACAAGCCCGTCAAATCCTAAGCCCGGAATATGCAGGACATCGGACGGAGTAAGGTAGACCTGGCTATCCTTACCGAGTGAAGGTACGTCCTCCGAGCTGCGCTGATATAAATAGAAAAGCCGGCCGTTTGCATCACGGTCGACTGTCATCTTGTTTGGCATCAGAGGATAGAGTGAAATGACCTCGCCTTTAGCATTGCGTATGATCTGTGCATAGGCATTGCCCCATAATAAAAGATGACTCATCAGAGTTTCTCGGAACGCAAATGAAGTCATCTCCGGGTTCGGCTCGTCGTGGAGCAGCTTATATAACGGGTGTTTCAGATATTTCTCTTTGCCGCCGCTGTCGTTGTACTTATATACATGAAGCGGCAGACCCGCCAGCGTTTCGGACAGTATTCTTACGCAGGAGTAGACCGCCGTCATCTGCATGGCAGTATGCTCATTGACAGGTTTTCCGGCAGTAGTGCTGCCGAAAAAGAAACTGTAACGGCTGCCACCCAGACTATCCTTAGGCTTGTCACGGGCCTTGAAAATTCCTTGTAATATACCCATAGACATTACTCTCCTTAAAATGGGCATGAAAAAAGCACCTGATGAAAACAGATGCCGTTTCGGGTATAGTGTTTTTATGCTTTTATATCGCTAACAAGAAAAAAATAAAAATTTTATTGAATTAGTTTCACAAAGCTCTCGGAGCTTTCTACACCCATCAACTCCAGAAAAATTTATAACTAGATGCTCTTTTAAGGTAAGTTTCTCATTATTTACTCGCAATATGTCGTAAAGCTTTTTTGTGTTATCTTTATCAAATGAATAATAGTATTCATATTCATCCTCTCCCCAGATAGCTTTACATCCCTCTCCTAGCTCTTGACCAACAATATTTAAACACTCATCAACTATTTCTCCGGTTACATTTATCCATATATCTCTGACCTTCTCATCACATAACCTAAATTTCGGCATGTATTATACCTCCAAATCTAATGTTTACTTAGCTCAATACTTCACACTAAATAATTTGCCCCATAATAAGCCAAGTACATAACCATCATAATTTAAGCAACCTATCAACAATATTATTGAAATGCCGCTAACATATTAAACACTTCAACTAAAAGCACCACCAAAACTTTAAATGTTTTCAGGCATCCCAAATGAATGAACACACGCATAAGCACCTGCTGATTTATTGATGCAGGGGTTTAATAACAGCCTTAAATAAATTAGTAGCGCAAATTAAGAAGAAGCGACGCACCCCTCTAAATAGTAAAATGAAGGGTTTAGCTACCAAGTATATCTCACAGGGTTAGCTGCACCACGTTTGCGAAGCTTGTTAGGAACACGCTTGCCAACATATAATTCTTTAATTTCCTCAGATGCTTCTCTACCATTGAAACCAATACGTCCAGGCATATTTTCAGAATCGGGAAAGTTTTCTGTTTTAACATCTAGCCACTCATCGGCTACAAATGCTGCTACAATTAAACCTTTTACAGTTGCTAGAATTATTTCTGCTTCTTCAGCTTTTGATTTACTAAGCTTCCAAGCACGGCGGGTTGCTTCGTACAATGATGTTTGCGAAGCGCTTATGTTGATGTTTATCAATAATGCTTTATGCTTAAAAACTGCCTCTTCAGCAGAATATTGACGAATAATTTCATCAGCATGCATGACTCCATATTCATTAGCACCTGTACCGGAAACAATATTGGTGAGACCCGGATAAGCATCAATGAGAGCTGCTTCAACTTCAAAGGCTGTCTTTTCATCCATACCATGGCGGTGAATAACGTGAGCGACCTCAAAACCGGCCAGTCTTATTTCTCGAATACGTTTCATTTTGTTGTCAATATCGTCGCCGTCAAGATTCTCTTCTGCACGAATATGGTAAAATACGCGATTTCCTTTCCCTTTACCGACATAAAATGTTTCCCCGTTACGTGGATCTATAAGTCGGTATACATAAGTCTTAAGTTTGTTTGAAATTTCTTCAGTAAAAATATCATCCACGCACCTTTCAAAGTTCTTCTCAAGAATCACGCAATTATCCCTATCATTTTCTTCAACAATTGTCGCAAAATAAGACCTATCGTCATTAAAAACATTATACCATAAAACCATTGCAAATTGCAAGTGCAAGTTGGACACCCCGTGGTAGATAGTGCCCCATCATAAATCTTGATGACGGATGGGCCGTGGGCTCTGTCCGTGAGCGAGGTTGCCATAGCCGTTAGGCTGCGAATACGAAATCAAGGAACGCTTCAAATAGCTCCTCCGGGGTGCGGTAGCCGAGCTTCCTGCGGGGCCGCCCGTTCAGCTCGTCAGCAGCGGTGAGAATGTCCTCGTCGGAATACTGCTCAATGGATACTCCTTTGGGGACGAAAGCTCGGAATAGACCGTTGTGACGCTCATTCTGCGGGCGTTCCCAGGAGGTGTATGGGTGGGCGAAGTAGATCTGAGAACCCCATGCAGCTACCTGAGCGAAGTCAGCAAACTCACTGCCGTTGTCCACGGTAATGGTCTTGAAAACCTCTGAGAAGTGGTCTCCGTACTCGTTGCGGAGGGCGTTCATGGCTTCCATCACGGCCTCGCTGGTCTTGGCGGGGATACGAAACGCAAGGTAGGTTTGCGTTTTTTTCTCCAGCAGGGAGAGAACAACAGCCTCTTTCCCGGCTCGCTTTCCAACCACGGTGTCACCCTCCCAGTGGCCTTCTTCCATACGCAGTCCAGCAATCTCCGGGCGGCTCGAAATGCTCTGGCCGTACTGCTTTTTGTTCTCTCTGTCCTTGTGGTTCTTAGCCTTGCGCTTCAAGGCTTCGGGCAGTTCGGTGGGTGTGATGGGAAGCAGACCGGCCCATACCATATTGTAAAGAGTGCCGGTGCAGACCATCTC